GACAGGAACAACGCAACGGCGACCAAACCAACTACGAGTGAGGTTGGCAAGGAAGCCCGAGCGGACTGGCTGACGTACACACAGCGTCGTTAGGGGCCGACCGGCGGAGCGCCTGCTCTTGCCTCACAGGGGATGACAACCCGAGAGAGCAGGAACGCAGAACCCGGAAGGTAAACCTCGCTAGGAACTGAACCATTGGGACGGCAAAGGACGATGGGAAACAAAGAGGCAACAGCGCCCGACGAAAGCGCGGTGACGGAGCAGTTGACAGGGAGGTAGCGGAACCAACACGGAGTTGGATCTCAGGCCCACACAAGGACCGGACTCGGATCTCCCCTCATCAAGAGTTGCCAAGGTGAGGGCCGGGAATGGGTGGAGAAGGTGGTGACCAAACAGACCGTGCCGTTACGTCCCCTAAGGCATCAAGCAGTCGTTCCTGTCGGACTCACGGAGGACTTGTCCTCGTTCTTCTTGTCCGGCCACACACGCATCACCAGCACGCACGGGTCATAGCCGTCGTCAAACCCGGCAGCCTCAACCTCAGAGAGCGGAGGACCGTTGTGGGTGTCGCACACCGGCAGCGAAACCCAGCCTTGGGTGACACCGATGGCAAGCCATTCAGCGAACAGGTCGTCAGTCAAAGGGAAGTACCTCCTGCCCCAACCGGCGCACAGCCAGTTCACAGTACGTTTCGTCCAGTTCGATCCCGATGGCCCGACGCCCGAGGTCCTTCGCAGCCCGCAACGTAGACCCCGAACCCATGAACGGGTCCAAGACCAGCCCAGCGTCGGTGGCAGCGATGGCTCTACGGGGAAGTTCGACGGGGAACGGGGCCGGATGGTCCTGCCGTGTCTCCGGCGGGATGCTCCATACGTCGCCGATCTGTGACGCCGACCGGTCAAGAAGCCGCCAGTCCGCACGCGCCCACACCACGATCCACTCATGCTTCGGCAGGAAGAACCGGGTGGAGAAGTTCACGCCGGTAGCGCGGTTCCACACGATGATCTGGCGCAGCGGGAGATCCTCACCGAACCGCAACGGCAGTAGAAGATTGTTCGACTGGAGCCGTGGCTTGTGGTTGTAGAAGATCGCGCCCGAGTCCGACAGCGACTCCCAGCAGAGGTGGACGATTTCGGTCTGCCAGCGGTCGTAGTCGGCGGGATCCATGCAGTCGTCGTACGACCGGTAGCCGTCGATCAACTTTGCTGCGCCGGGTGAGCCTTTGCCGAACCCGCCGCCCTGTGTCCAACCAAGGTTGTACGGCGGAGATGTGAACACCATGTCAACACCGGACAGGTGCGGGAGGATGTCCATGCAGTCGGCGTTGTAGATCGTTACCGACTCGTCCTCGTAGTACGGGACGGGAAGGGTCACAGCACCCGACCCCACACGACCTTCACGATCCAGAACAACGGGGCGCACACCAGCACGAACAACGCCAGTCCGAACACGATGGTGAACGCTGAACTGAACACGTTGAGCGGGTCGGCCTTCGGTTTGCCACACGACCAGCACCGAAAGTCGTGCTTGTCGCAGTCAGCGCCGAACGTCAGGTCGTCGTAGTCGTCTGAATCGTCGAAGGTTGAGTCGTCAGAAGTCATCTTCGACACCGTACCCTGCTGCTTGGACGCGGAACTGATCTGCTGCCTCGTTGCTCCGACGGTGAGCGTTCGGGTCGGAGAACGTACCGGTCGGCCAAATGCCCTGCCACGGCCAAGGCTTCGACCGTTCCAGTTCGACGGGCCACGCGTTCTCCAGCCGGTCACCACGCCACCGACCGACCGTCATCACCTCGTTCGTGTCGTCCTTCGGAGTGAGTTTCAGACCGATCTCCGGCCACCTCAGCCAGAGCGACGAACCGTACGGCATCAGGTCACGGGACCCGCCCTGCCCCTTCGGAGCGTGATGCTCCAACATCAGAGCGAACCCGTACCGGGTACGCAGGTCGTCAAACACCGCCATGACCTCGGCCCCAGCGAGTTCGTCCGACTCGCGTGCTTCCACCCGGTACGCCTTGTAGATCGGGCCGAGACACACCAACGTCGGCTGGACATGGGCGATCACCGCTTCCAGTTCAGCCCGGTCCTTCCGCTTCCGCAGGTTGATCCCACCCGGACGGTGCCACAACCACGCCCTGTCAGCGTCGTAGTCGTCACGAACCTTCGCCTGAGCCTGCGCCCTGATCGGCTGACAGACATCCATGATGCTGTCGTCCGGGTTCTCCAAGTCCACGATCAACGTCCGGCACGGAGCGATCCGCTGATAGTGCAACGGGTGGACGCCCTGCGCCGCAGCCAGACCGATCTGGCGGAACAGGACGGTCTTGCCGACACCCTCAGCCGCAACGACCATGACACGCCAGCCGACGCGGGCCAGACCGGGGATCACCCACTCGGGACGCGCCGACTGTGGCCGGTCCAAGAACTCGTCCATCTGCCACAGGTCGTCCGGCAGTTCCGCCGCTACCGGAGCAGCCGAGTCAGCCGCGGCTTGGCCCAGCCATTCGGCGAGGTCGTTCGCCGGTTGCGACTGGTCCCACGCAACGTCAGACGCTTCGTTGCAGACTTGGATCAGCCGACGGTACGCAGCACACTCGGCGATCCGGGTGGCGTACCCGGCAGCGTTGGCGGTCATGCCACCGGACGACATGATGCTCATTAGCCCTGCGTCACCACCGACCGTTTCTAGGTCCCCTGAAGCCCGCAGAGAGCCGCTCACCGTTACCGGGTCAATGACCTCACCGTCGGCCCACATCGTCCGCATGACGGCGTACAGCGCCCTGTACCGGGGAACGTACAGGTCCGACGGGACGCACGACTGCTCCACAGCACCGATCACCGACGGGTCAACAAGCATCGCACCGACCAAAGCGGCTTCGGCCTGCTCGTCGTACGGCGGGTTCTTCCCACTCATCGTCCGTCCTCCAACATCAACAACCCGTCACCAGCCAACACCCGACGCTCCTCAACCGACACAGCCTCCCGGTACGCAGCCCGGAACACATGGACCCAAGTCGGATCTCCCGGTTGCACCGACAGACCACGACAGACCTTCACGACCACATCATGCGTTGCAGGCTGGACGCTCTCGTATCCGTTGCCGTTCGACCAAGCCCGCTGCTCCCGCCACTCGGCCCAGCGAGCGGCTTGGCTGAGTGCTTCGTCCAGCGACGGGGGTAGCAGCCCTGCCTGCCGAGCGACCTCGCGTCGGATCTCGGCGACCGACGGGCGGAACTCGCAGACCCGAACAAGCCACCGGACAGCGCGTTGCGCGTCGTCGGACGACAGGTCACCGATTCCGTCCATGTAGACCAGCGCGGTTTCCGGTGTCATCTCGCGCGGCCAACCGGCTTCCAGCACCCGGACCACATGACCGGCCTGCTCCGGCGTCACTCGGACCCCTCGGTCAACGCGCGTGACAACGCCTTCCCCGACTGGCCCCGGTTAGAAAACATTTCTAGAACCGTGTCCACCGCCGAACGCCGACCACGTTCACCACCCTGCTCGCACAGGTCACGGAACTTCTCTACCTGCGCCCCGTCTCGGAGCGCCACCGTGATGTCGTCGTATCGTTTGCCGTCAGGGTTGTCTCCGGTGTGCCATGCCGACATGGCGATCCCGCGCACCGCGGCGCACAGGTCGTCCACGGAGTAGCCCTCCTTCAGCCGAGCGCGGATCTTGTCCGTCCGGGCGCGGTTGAGTTTCGCCTTCTTCGGATCTTTTCCTGTTGCCTCTACCCAAGTGTCAAAGACTTTCTTGGCTGATGAGGCGAACGACGAATCGCTTTCTGTCGCGTTTTCGTCTACTTCCTCGACAAGAGAGAGAGAAGTTTTAGTTCCTTCTTTAGTTCTCTTTAGTTCTGTGTCGGATTTCCCGACACCCCCTGTCGGCATAGCCGACACCCCCCTGTCGGATTTGCCGACACCCCCTGTAACGAGAGGTGACACCCCTGTTGGCATCAGGAGCCGGTAGCAGTTCGGCTTCCCGGCGGTGCTGTTGTCACGGACGCACTCCACCAGCCCTCGGTCGATGGCGTCACGGAACCACTCGCACACCGACTGCCGGGTCACGCGCGCCTTCTCGGCCAGCCCCGCCTGCGACATCCAGAACTCGTTGCCGTGCGCGTCGTTGACAACATCGGCGACGGCGAGGTGGATCACCAACTTGGACCCGGTGTACGGCGAGTGCTTCCACACCCAGCCTGTTGCTTCTGCTGACATCGTTCTCTCGTTTCCCCGACGGAGGAGAGCAACGAATAGTCAAGCGGTGTGCGAACGGTTACACTCGTCCGCAGGTCGCCTGACCACCGCGCACACCGGTGAGTCGGACTTAGAGATGCCGGTTCGGTCCCACCCGACCGGCATTTCGCTTTTCAGGGTGCCGACCCCGTGGGGATGTAGGACCCGGCGGCGCAGACCTTACACCCCTCGGTGGACGCGCGTGGGGCCGGACGCGACTGTGCCCCCCGGCTTTCACCGAGGGGCACTAGGTCGGACGGTCAGACGAGAGCGTCGGCGGGGATCTCCACCGGCTCGCCCCGGAACCGGGCACGAACCACGGTGGCTCCAGCGTCGTGGGCGATTCGGGCACCACGACCGGCGGCGGTGTTGACGCCGAACCGTCCCTGCACCGCCGGGGTGAAGGTGACGGGACCGCCATCCTCACGGAGCAGGACACGGAAACCGGTCCCGGCCTTGCAGGTGAAGATGTCGATGGTGGCGGTGATGGTCATGTTGGTTTCCTCCTTGTGGCGGGACTTCCTCGGTCCCTATGTGTTGATGAACTTACTACACCCGTCCGACACAACACAAATCCCGCAACAGATTTATTCTGAACCCCGTTCAGGAATCTCGTCCTCCAGATGCGCCGGACGCGCCAACCCCGCCTCGTCCAACCCCGACACCGGCAACTCCCACTCACCCGTGAAACCGACAGGCTCCTCGGCGACCAACGCCCACAACGCCACGTTCGCAGCGTGCTGCGCCCTGAACGACCCGACGCCGTACGCCTCACCGACCGCCAACCGGTGCGCCTTGATCGCCTCAACCAGTTCGTCGTCAGCCACCGAGAACACCCCACGGGTTCCACGCACGGACCAGTTCACCCGACTCCGGGTCGATGAACTGCACCGCACCCATCGCCATGCTCGTCCCGTGACCAACCTTGTCGCGCCCGATCACGAACCCCGGCCACTCACGCAGCACGTTGCCCGCCTTGTCGTAGATCACCGCCAGCACCACACGATGCTCCGGCTCGCTTCCCAGCGAGTCGCTGCTCTTGCTGCCCTTAGCCAATGTCGCCCTCCGTCCCGGCCAGTTCCCACGCAGGCGCGTGCGACTTCAGTTTCCCCGCCTTGCGCCGCTCACGCACCTCGGCCAAACCAGCAGCACAGTCAATGACGAACGGGCACCAGCCGCACAACGGACCGGGGGTCGCTTCGTACTCGTCGCGTTCCTCCGACGCGTGGAGTTCGTCCCACGCGTCACGCGCCGTCTGCACGGCATCGGCAACCGACTCCGCGTCGATCGTCGTCGCCAACGTCCGGGCATGGGTCGTGAACAGGAGCCGCCCCTCGTTCGGACGAACGCCGTCGGTCTGCTCAACCATCGCGGCGTACAAGTTCAGTTGCCGGAACTTCGGACCACGGAACGCCGGGATCGGAACCTTCCCCGTCTTGTAGTCCGACACCACAACGTCGTCAAACACATCGCGGTCCAGCCGGTCGATGATCCCCCGGAGCGGAACACCGTTGCAGACCGCCGACAGGTAACGCTCACGCGCGATCACCTCAACACGTTGCGGGTTCTCAATCTCGAAGTAGCCACGGACACCGGCCCACGCACGCCGCTTAAAGTCGCGTTCCTCCGGCGAGCCGGGAGCGATACCGAGCGTCGGCCAGTCGTCGTCGTGGGAGACACCGGGCCACTCGGCGCGAAGGATCTCCTTTGCCGCGTCCAGCGTCCGGCCAGCAGCGGGTCGTTCCATCAGGAGTTCCAGCACTAGGTGGACGAACGTGCCGATCACCGAGTCCACGCCACCGGGTGACCGGAAGCCGAGAACCTTTTCCTGCTCAAACCGTTTGGGGCATTGCCGCCAGAGTTCGATGCTGGACGGCGACAAGCCGTCGGGCATCACTCGTTCTTCTCGTTGTTCCATCGGCGCACCCTAGCGGTCAGACCGGACGGTGCCAGCGAACTCGTCCCTTTACTGGGCGGCGCTCCACCCCGGACCGGGTGTTGTGAAATAGGTCACATCTGTGGTTCAGAAGTTGACACTTGTCCCACCCATCGGTCATACTGTCCCTACAAGGAAACAGCGGGCGAGGAACCCGCCGAACAAGGAGCAAACCAAATGACCAACCTGACCAACGCACTTGCCAGCCGGATCGCCAACGAGGACGAGGTTCACTTCGTCCACGCTCGCAACCGTGTCCTGCTCGCCATCCGTCTCGTTGAGGGTGCCGAGGTCCGGGCGCACATCCTCTGCACCACCGTCGCCGCCGTTCTCGCCAACGAGACTGAGGTCGCTCGCATCGCCCACGACGACGCCATCGCCACCGGTCGCCGGTTCCGTATGCCGTCGGCTGACACCGTTGCCCTCGCCGCCGAGATCGCCGCCTGACCCCGGTCAGCAACCCGAAAGGAACACCACCATGAACAGCACCACCATCACCATCACCGGCAAGAGCCTGACCAGCGAGGGCATCACGTTCGTCCCCGGCGACGGCTGCCCCGGCTACACGGGCATCACCCCCGAGGTCACCCTGTGGCGAGACGACGAGCAGATCACCGTCATGGTCACCGACCACTCGGTGTTCGTCAGCCGTGAACTGACCGACACGACCAGCACCTACGTCTCCACCGTCACGACGACCACGACCTGCTTCTCCTGCCCGGTCCGCATCGTGTCGTGCCGCCCCGACTTCTCGATGCCCTACCCGACCGACGACGATCAGGTCTACACCCCCGGCAACGATGTCCCGAACTACGGGATGTTCTCCGACGAGGGCAACCTCGCCGTGGAGAACGCGATCGTGGAAGCCATCTACGCCGACAACATGACGACCGCCGTTGAGGTCGCAGCCACCGTCAAGGGTCACCCCGAGGTCAACGACACCGTGGTCCGTGACTACATCCAAGCCGCCCTGCTCACCGCCGGACTCATCCGTAACTGAAAGGAACAACCATGACCACCATCAACACAACCTGCTCCAGCGGCATCCAGATCGTTGATCTGCCCGCCACGTTCCCGAACGCCACGCAGGCACGCTACGCATGGGAGCAGCACCGGGGCATCACCGACTCGCCGCTGTCGTGCTACGCCGTGATCCAGACCGACAAGTTCGGGCTGGAGCCGGTGGAGGTCGTGCAGACGTTCGGGGTGCTGGACTACGCCGCTGCCGTCCTGTTCGTGCAGAAGATGGTTCGCATGGAGCGTGACGCTGCGGTCCAGTTCCACGACTCCAAGACCCGGTACGCGTTCCGTGCGGTGAACGTCTACAACTTCGGCGGGAAGCCCACCATCGTCCTCTGACTGTGGTACGATGAGCCACATGAACCGGAACATGACCGCCGAACGAGCCACTCGCCACGCCGAAGCCTGCGAGTCGATGGCCCGCACCATCAACGGCAGCGCCACCCGACGAGCCATGCTCCTCGCCGAAGCAGCCCAATGGCGAGGCATCGCCGCCGAGATCAGTTCATCCTGAACTCAGGCATCGCCCGACCAGCAGCCGAACGCACACCACCACGACCCGACCCACGGCGCGTCAGATCGTGCCAAGCCCAGTAAGAGGCGTCGGTAAGGTCGAACGGTTTCACCTTCGGGAACCGCATCAACGCCATCTCCAACGCGTCGTGCGTCCCCACAAGATGCCGAATCTTGTTCCGCTCGTAGTCCACCAACATCCTCTGCGCCCGAGTCATCTTGCTGCCATGCCCCGCCCCGGCCTTGGCCGACGCGAACCTCGGCGCGTTGCGGGTCAACACACCCTCGCTCCGCAGTTCGTCACACGCTTGGTGATACACGCTCCGCCAAGTGTCGCCACCCTGATCCGACTCGATCCCAACCGTGTCAGCGTCCCACTCCAACGCCTTCTTGATCGCCCGCTTCACAGCATCAAGAGGCTGGGTCCGCCCCTCCCACGACCACAACCGGTAGATCAACCCGTCGGTCCCGAGAGCATCACATTGGATTCCCTGCCGGTCGCTGTTGTCGGTACTCGTCACAGCCGGATCCAGCCACACGCAAGCGCGTCGCAGCACCGGTAGTTCAGCCTCCGTCACATGGATCGCCGACCAGTTGATGTGGTCGAAGATCCCGCCCGACATCGTGACCGTTGCGTGCTGACACTCCGCCAAGAACGCCGTCAGACCGATGTCGTTCAGCAAACCCTGAGACGACTTCAGCGGCTGCCCCTCCCAAGCGGGAGTCCCTCCCACAATCTGAAACTTGCCTTCGATCTCCGCCCACTCCAGATCCCACACCGCCGGAATCGGACCCGACACGATCCTGTCCCGAAGAAAGTCAGCCCTGTTGTCAGCCAACCGGGCGAAGATCGAATCGTCATGCACCTTGTTCTGGATCGCCAGCACCGCACAGTCCTGCGACCCAGCGGGGAGGAGTTTCCGGGTGATCGTCTTGATCTTCTTTTCGGTCATCGCCTCCGAGTCCTGCTCAGAGTCGATGTCGTCAAAGACCATCAGGTCGGGACGCATATTCTCCAACTTGATACCTCGGGCCGCGCTGTCCAGCCCGATGGCATCCACCGTGAACCCCGACCCGGTACGGATACGGTTACGCCGCCAACCCTTCGCCGTACCGAACTTGCCGAGCATCCGTTCACCGAGTTCCGGGTACGCGAACTCCACCTCGTTGCCTTCCAGCAACGCAGCGATGTTGGCAACGTGGTCGTCAGCCTGATCCTGTGTCTCAGATACATACAGGCAGTAGCCACGTTTGTGGCGAGCGCCCAGCGAGAGGACGCACATTTCTGCCGACGTTGACTTCGCTCCGCCACGGGGCCAGATCGCCACGAACGGACGCGGACGTTCGCCCTTCTCAATGCCCCACGCCCATTGCCAGAACCGGGCATGGTGGTCACCGAACGGCTGCACCGCGTAAGCAGGGGCCATCGCCTTCAGCCAGCCTTCCCACTCGTCGGCCTGCACAGCCTTGGAGATCAGGTACAGCCGGTACTTCTCGCGTTCCTGTTCCGTCGCCAGAGCAAGCAGTTCCGGCGGGATGATGACCAGCCCCTCGCCGTCAACGCCGGGTGACACGGACATAACTAGAAGATCACCTCGCACCGCATCTTCTGACGGACCGGGTGACGGGCACCGCAGCCGGGAAGGTTGTTGCCGTCCCAATGCTGGCCGTCGCAGACAGCGGCCCAAGTCCATTTGCCTTCGCGAACGATCAGGTACTCGGACAGTCCGCAGCCTTCGCATTGGTCGCCGTCCACGATCACGCCGTCTATCGGCAGGTGGGTGGCGAGGTCGGCGTCCGAGTTCAGGGAGAACCAGTCGTTCGGCAGGGTGCTGTTGGGCCGGAACGCCCATACGAAGTCGCCGCACTCGGAGCAGTAGGTGTTGTTGTCGCCGGACCGGGTATCGGCGGTGAGGGTCTTGCCGCACTCCCGGTTGGCGCATCGTGTTGCCATAGGTTCTACGGTACTCCGGGCGGTAGACGGTGCGCCCCGCGCTGGGAGATCGTTGCGTGGCGAAGCAAAGTGTTGACGGATGCGCGACATCAGCCCGGACGCGTGAAAGACCCGGAGCCAACCGACCGAGCGCCAACTCGACCAGCCCGACTCCGGGCCTTCCGTGGACCCTCTCCGGGTGGTCCGCATGGAGTCCCAATGCTCCCTCCGTCCACGGTGTTGAGGCACCCGTGGCCGTGCCGGACCGTCCGAGCCTGTCCATGCTCCTGTCGTTTCACTCCGTTACCCGGCGACAGCCACCGGAAGCCGACAGCATTGGCGTGCCGTCTGCGTACTTGGCCCTGCGTACCGCCTGAGCGGTGCGAGCCTGCGATTGCATTGAGTTCACCGTGACAGCGGTGGAGCGTCCTAGAACGCTCGGCAGCGGTTATCTCCTTTCCCCCCGGAGTGATGCCTTCACCTACCGGCCCGCCGAAGCGGTGCTGCTCTCAACCTCATGTCCCCCGAAGGGGAGCGTCATTGGAAGGGTCAACTTGTCCAGCCCCGTCGCTACCTCGCCCGCAAGGGTTAGTAGTTCGATCACCGGGGTTGGCCGACAGGACTGTCATCCTGCCGACGCCCACGCTTTGTTCTACCCGGACGATTACTCGTTCCGGTCCCGCCAGACCGTTGGCGTGGTCTGATGGGAGTGGGTCCTTCCGCCGCTTTGTGCCACCCGGAGGTGGCAGCGAATGTGTGCCCCGTCAGGTGGGGCTGACCCCCGCCGTCTAAACCCGGCGGGTGGTTGGGAGGGACACCACGGTGTCCCGCCCTGTGCCCTTTGGTTAGGCACCTACCGACCGGACTTCCCCGCGCCGGTCATGGCGCACCACACTTCTTTAACCACCCTGCGGAGCAGGTGGCCCCTTTGACTCCCGTAGTCGGGCAAGTCGCGGCTGCGGGGCAGCCAACCCTGTTAGGTAGTGGGTTACCTCCGAGTCCTGTTGACTGTTCGCTCGGTAGAACGCCATGCCTCCGCATGGTGGTCGGTCCGTTTGGTGGTTCCTGCCCTCGCCCTATGAGTCTGGCGAGTTACTCCGGCTGTCTCGCACACCGGTTCGGCACCTTGTCGATGTGATGCCTCGCGTCCCATAACCGAAGGACTGCTCCACGCCCTGTATCGTCCGAGTGACGGCGGCCTGACAACGCCTGCTCTTGTGTCCTACCAAGCGGTCCGTGGATGCTTGGTGTCGTTCTGTCGGCGGGTCAGCGTCCCTAGCGGGGCGACCCTGCCTTGCGAAGTTAGCCACCGTACTTGCTGCTTTCGCTTTCGCTCCGAGGGTGGCCCTCGTCCCGCTCTCACTTAACCGCTGTCGGGAACGGACGTTGGATTTAGGTGATCGACGCTGCACCGACCTTTGTTTCGATCCTTGCGGATCCAGCGGTTCAGACTCCGCTGTCTTAGCCCGAGGGCTGCGATCTCGGGTCCGTGCGGTGGAACCCATACCAACCTGCCTCACCCTTTCGTGAGGACTTGCTATCACTACCACCCGATGTCTCTCGGGTCTTGCTAGGCGATTTCTGTTCTGCCTAGTCGAACCATCCCATCCGTTACCGAGTTGGGTTCTCGCTTGCTGGT